CCGCCATCATCTTTGGCCGCAAGCCCTCGGGCGAGTTCGTGCTCACAGACAAGTCAGGCTTCTTGGCCAAGGGCTATGATGGCCTGGCCACGAGTCCCCAGCAGATCGAACAGATCATGGCCGCCCGCGGTGGTGAACGCGGCGAACTGGTGGCCATCTACAAAAAACTGTTTCCCATGCTGAGACGCACAGTGCCCCAGGACTTCCGTGGTTATGTGCAAGGCGATCTTTTGTATACAGCCCAGCCCGCTGTGGTCCAAGGTGCCTATGAGTTTCAGCCCAACACAGTGAAATATCGCGTGCCTGCGGACTCTAAACTGGGGCAACAGATCGGTGCTAGCGAAGTTGGCGTGGTGGTGCATACACAGTTGGCCGCACCTGGTGCCGCGGCACAGCCCATCACTGCCACGGACCTTATACCTACTGCCGGCGTGTTGATCCTGGATCCCAGCCTGCGGACCTCGGGCGAAATCAAGTTGGACAAGAACACGGTAAAAATTATACAAGACATCATATCTCAGCACGGAGCAGCCATTGACCAGTTATTCAACCCACAAGAGTTGAGAGATCGTCGCATCACGGATCTGCCGCAGTTGATCAAGCAGTACATGAACAGCCGTGTGCGATCTGGCAGTTATGATGATCTCATAGCGGGCTTTGGTACCTGGGTGCAACAACAGGTTCCTGCCAAGGCACCGCGTATATTTGACTGGGCCACGGAAAACAAGCAGGCCATGGCCGCTGTGTTTGAAGCATTCCTGGCTGTGAGCCAGCTCAAGAACGATCTTGTGCGGCAATTGGATGCACAGGCACAGGATGTGTCAGCGTCAGTGAACGACGAACCCGGCCACGAAGGCTATGTAGGCCAGGGTCTGAAATTCGTGGATCGCATGAGATTCTCGGCCGCAAACTTCGCCCGAAACAATCCAGAATTGACCTGAACACCAGCATTTTTCTCCAATTTGGTAAATAAGTGCAGAGGCAGAGCCTCACTTACTAAGGAGATTTAAAATGGCATTTTTCCCACCCGCGAATGGTGATTCGCAACCAGTATTTGCACTAGACCTCAGCAACGGTCCTCAAACCGGTCAGATCTCAACTGATGCCCTGGTACAGATGGCAGGCCCCAAGTTAGACTTTTTCAAAGTTATCGTTGAAAACACTGCAAACCAGGCCATCGATCTACGCAACCAGTTGGGCAACGTTACCAGCGGTGTTTTCACACCAGGTGTTGTTAACCAGATCAACTCAGCCATCCAGCGTACAGCTACCATCGCTATGTATCAGGTCGAAGCCGACACAACAGGTCAGATCAGCTATGGTATCTATCCTTCAGGTGCATACACAGCCGCTACATTGGAATTAGTCATCCAAGCTCTGGGCAACGTTCAAATCACAGCCAGCAGTGGCACAGTGACAGGTGTTGATGTTGCAGGTACAAATGTTACAAACCCTGGTTTCAAACTAGCCTAACAGTTAATTTGTAATCCAAAAAAGCCCGGGTTTTTACCCGGGCTTTTTTTTGGCCATTAAATACCCACATATGCAAACCCTACCTTTGTGGCCCGTGCTGATGTATGACTTTCAATGGGCCGAACATGATCGTTACAAACAAGACCTCCGCCGAGTATGCTATGAACAACAGGCCGCTAACCGCACCAGTGGCGTGGCACCTGACGCCAAGCGAGGCCTATATGAAAGTGGATTTGATTTCGTCACCATTGAAGATCCTGCAGTGCTGGCATTCAGCCACTGGGTCAAGAACTGTTTCTTCCAGGCCGCCGCAGCGGCCAATGCCAGATACTGGCCCAAGGGCATGAACGTGTCAGTGGAGATACACGAATCATGGTGCCACATCACCCAGGATGCCGGTTATCATGACATGCATGTTCATCCCAACTCGTCCTGGTCTGCCATCTATTATCTAGACATTGGTAGCACAGATGTAGCCACCAAAAACGGTGTGAACAGATTCTATAACCCCAACAACAGCATGTACCTGGATGCGGGCACGGCCTGGGTCACTGCCAACACCAGCATAGACATGGCCGCTGAAGCCGGCATGATGGTGGTGTTCCCCAGTTGGGTTCCACACTCTGCAGTGCAGTATCGTGGTGATAGAGATCGCATTGTGATAGCCGCCAACTGCCGCATACAGCCAGCCAACATGTCTTCGGTGGCCTTGAACATATGACCCAGCGGATCACATGCCGCACCCAGTTTGACATCACTGCCACTGGAGTACGCAGCAACTTCCACAGGAACCGCGTGCCTTTTGATACACAACAAGGTGTGAGGATTGACACAGATCAGGCCTGGAATCGTGCCCGCAATCAGCAACGCAACTGGGAAACCATCAACCAAGTGTTGAGCCTGCGAGCACTGCCCACGGACATCACAGATCCTGTGGTCATTGAGCAAGATGGCCTGCGACTGTGGCAGTTTGAATTCTCAGTAGAACAGCCCGGAGCCCTGGCCGCCGACGGTGATACCGTGGGTGCCCTCAAGCAGGACTGTGTGGGTGTGCCCATGATCACGGGCCTGACCGAAAATGCCGGTGTGGACGACGCATTGATTGTGGGCCGCAACATCACATTTACCTGTTCACAATAAATAACTTATCAAAAGGATTGGCCATGGCAGACACCACGGAAATAGAAAAAAAGAGCCTAGAAGCCCACGTGGAACTGTGTGCTGAACGCTATCGTTTCTTGGAAAACAAACTGGAGATGGTAGAAGGAAAAATCCAGGATCTCAACACCGTGATCAGAGAAGTGCATGACATGGTGCAGGCCATGGCAGAAAAACGCACTGATCAGATCATGGCCTGGGGCCTGGGATTCATAGCCCTGCTGGTGGGCATGATTGGTTATCTACTGGCAACCTACGTGATCAAATGAAAAAACATCAGGCCCTTGCCCGCCTGCAACAGTTGATAGAGCCAGAACTCCTTGCTTTAGAACGCAACATCATCATAGCCGATGGATCTGGATTCATAGTTTTTGGCTGTTATCGCATAGATCCACAGTCGGGTCACTACCATGTGAGCAAGCACGGCCTTGATCGCGGAGAATTTTCTGCTGTGCCCACGGCTCTGAGTTGGTGCATAGCAGACAAATATCAACAGCATGGTCTCAGCACCAGTATCATGCGATTGGAACAACAAAAACTGCTGCTGCAGGCCGATATCCACACTCGTAGTATCCTAAGCAAAGGTATCAGATCTCGAGATCTACGTGAAAGTGTTGAAGCCAAGATCGCCACACGGCGATCACGTCTGCAGGCAGTGGATGAGAGATTGACCAAATGCGTAAATCTGGCTAAATATTGGCAACAACGAGGATTCAACAATGAAACTGCAAGAACTGGACGCACGCCGTCCCACCGATCAAGTCGCTAAAACACTGGCCACGCACATGGGCAACCGCGTGAGTTTTGACACTCTAGGCGAAAGCCAGGCACGACACATGCTGACCAAGGTCCGCGGACTGCTGCGTGAATACAAATCCTCAGTGAGCCGGCATTTCTCTGAACGCAATCCTGACTATCTTAAACTGATCATGTTGGAACAAGCCCTGAGCCACCGGATCTCGGAGATGGATGCTCAGGCCATAGCCGTGGACATGAACGATCCTAAAACACAGGCCATGATGAAAAAGGCCCAGAGTGGTCAAACCCTGAATCCCGAAGAAACCAAGACCATGGCCGCCATCGCTGCCATGAAAAAAGAGTCTGTGAAGAAAAAACGCATGGTGTCTGAAAGCGAAGTACAGCAGGCACAGGTCGTCATGGCCGCACAAGACATGGTGGACAAACTGCAGGGCATGCTGGAAGATGTATCGGAGATGCAGTTCAAAGATCTTCCTGCACTCACCGACGCCATCAAGAATGACACAGGTGTTGAACAGGCCACACAGTTCCAGGCCGATGTCACTGCTGCACTGACCACGCTGTTGGCAGCCATCCAAGCCGGCAAAGCACAGGTGGAAGCTGCACAAGGTGTGCTCACAGGTCAAGCACCTGTAATTCCAGGTGCCGACGCAGCGGGCGTGCCCGCTGCGGATGCGATGCCTGCCACGGATCAATCTGCGGAAGTGGATGCTGATCTCAGTCTAGATGCCAATCTGCCCGCAGAGGAACCCGAAGCAGAAACACCCGCAGGCAGTCTGGGTCGTGAACGCAGATAATGCGTATCCAGGAAGTACAGACACCGTCAATTGATTCCGGCAAGTTAGCTGCCCTGGCCCAGTTCATGCTGGGTCGTGCCCAAGACACTGACGCCAAAAAAACCATTTCCATCCAGGCCTTCCTAAATCTAGCACATGGCATGGGCATCAGCCTCACTGCCGACCAATTGCGTACCATGGTACAACAACCGCCACTGAGCAATCTCATTGCCAATGTGGAAGGCGACGATGCCACGGGCACCGTGGTATTCCGCGGTGCAGAGGCTGTGACAGATACCATGACCGTGGATCAAGCCCGGGCCACAGTGGATTCGATGGCCAAACGTGCTGCCAAAAAAAGCCTTTGACTTAGCTCAAAAAGTGTAGTACAATATCTAACACAGGAGAATCAACATGGCTTATTCAGATCAGGTCATTGATCATTATGAAAACCCCAGGAACGTGGGATCATTTGACAAATCGGATTCAGATGTCGGTACCGGCATGGTGGGAGCCCCCGCGTGCGGAGATGTGATGAAACTACAGATCAAGGTCGGGGACGATGGAGTAATCACTGATGCGAGATTCAAAACTTATGGCTGCGGTTCGGCCATAGCCAGCTCAAGCCTTGTCACAGAGTGGGTCAAAGGGAAAACTCTCAATGAAGCAACCACTATCCGGAACACTGACATCGCACAAGAGTTGGCCTTGCCTCCGGTAAAAATACACTGTTCGATCTTGGCCGAAGATGCCATCAAGGCAGCCATAGAGGATTATCGTAAAAAGCATGATAACAGTAACTGAAATTGCTGCCGATAAAATTCAAGATTCTATAAATCGCCGCGGGCGAGGACTTGGCATCCGCGTGGGCGTTAGAACCACGGGCTGTTCGGGCTTGGCCTATACCCTGGAGTATGTGGATCAGGAACAGGGACAGCAACATTGTGTGGCACACTACGACGACAAAGGTGTAAGGATCTATGTCAAACCCGAGCATCTTGTGTACCTAGATGGCATGACCATTGACTATCAACGACGAGGCCTCAACGAAGGATTTGAGTTCATCAACGTCAATGAAAAGGATCGCTGTGGCTGCGGCGAATCATTCCGAGTTTGATCAATAACCGTTTTGATTATAAACCCATGAATCGTGTCACGGAAGATGGCCGACGATTGTATGCCACTCCCGATGGCCGACGATTGCCATCTGTGACTACCATACTGGACAAGACCAAGCCTGAGGAAAGCCGCAGGGCCCTGAACGAGTGGAAACGCCGTGTAGGAACAGAACGTGCCCAGGCCATCACCACCGAAGCTGCCAATCGTGGTACACGCATGCACAGTTATCTTGAACACTATGTCAAAACCGGAGAGATCAAGCCAGCCGGAACCAACCCTTATGCCTGGGCCAGCCATGTCATGGCACAGACCGTGATCGACCAAGGCCTGCACAATGTGTCAGAATTCTGGGGTGTGGAGATACCCTTGTACTTTCCAGGATTGTACGCAGGGACTAGCGACGGTGCCGGAATCCATCTCGGCGAAGAGGCCATCCTGGACTACAAGCAGACCAACAAGCCCAAACGATCAGAATGGATCGATGACTATAGACTGCAACTGGTGGCCTATGCCCTGGCACACAACGAAGTGTACGGTACCCGCATACGCAAAGGCGTGATCCTGATGTGTGTGCGACCTGAAACAGACGAGCAGTTCAATATCACAAAACCACCTGAATATCAGGAATTCGTGCTGGAATCCCAGGACTTTGATCACTGGGAACAGCAGTGGTGGAAACGCCTGGAACTCTACTACTTGACCGCATAAATACCCTGAACATAGGTAAACTCACATGGCCATAGTACAAGTATCCAGGATCACGAATCGCAAAGGTCTAACTGAAAATCTGCCGCAATTGGCGGGTGCAGAACTAGGCTGGTGCTTGGACAGCCGCAGGCTGTTCATAGGTAACGGCACCCTGCAAGAGGGTGCACCTGTGATCGGCAACACCGAGATACTCACCGAATTCAGTGATATCACCACGCTGAGCAACTACACCTACGAAGATGGTGCAGTGGGTTATGTGGCACAGACTGGACCAACTCCTTCGGATCCTGTGGTCCGCACAGTGCAGGCCAAACTGGACGATTTCGCTGACGTGCGAGATTTTGGTGCGGTGGGCAATGGCATCGCCGACGACACAGCGGCCATCAATCGTGCCCTTTATCAACTGTACTGCCGCCAGGCCAACACACAGATCCGCCGAGCACTGTATTTTCCTGCAGGCACATACAAGGTCACTGAAAGTATCATCATACCTACCTATGCCAAGTTGGTAGGTGAAGGTGCAGACTGTAGTATCATTGAACTAGACATTTCTGGTGATATCTCCTCACTGAGTGCCTACGTGGCCAGATTTGGCGACAGCCTGCAGCAGACCGGTGTGAACATCGGCAACAACGGTGCCACAGCCCCCAGGAACATTGAGATATCAAGCATGACATTCCAGACTGTACCTACCACAGATGTGTTCCTGGTGGAGCAAGCCACACAGTGTTATTTTGATAGTGTGAACTTCCGTGGACCGTTGACCCAAACTTCGATCCTGGCCGATGGTGCCACTGATAACATTGCAGGGGTGCGTTTCAATTCCACTGGTAGCCTGATATGTAATCAGATAACCTTTGACAAGTGTAGATTTGCCGGACTCACCTACGGCATCAATACCGACGAAGAGATCCAGGGTGTCACTGTGAGCAACAGTGATTTTAATACTCTTTATCAGGGCATCGTGTTGGGGGCAGGCACGCCCATCAACGGTGGTGCCACAGGATTCCGTGCTGTGACGAACAGTTTTGATCTAATCTATGGCGAAGGCATCGTCTATGATGATGTCAGCCTCAACGCTTCGGCCTACAACACTTTCTATGCGGTGGGTTTAGAATTTACTACCAATCCTGCCACACCGGTGGTGTTGTTTGGTAACGACAACAATGTCAGCATCTCAGACATGTTTGAACGCAGTGATGCTGACAACAATGTGTATCCTCGTGTGCAGATCACCGGAGGTGTGACTACCACAGGCACCCAACTGCAGATCGGTAGATACAGCAGAGAAACTGGCAGGACCTTTGCCCTGGCCAACAATCAGACCAATCAGGCAATCTTTACCACCAACGCCAGCCAGACACAGGCCTTTGCCATGGACTACACTATCAGTAGAGATGGTGAGATACGCCATGGCGTCATGACGGTCACAAGCAAGATCAGCGATGGCAGCACCTTGAGCCAGGCCTACACCGATGACTACACCGAAACATTTGATACTGGAGTTACTCTTGCGGTCACACAATCAGGCACCACGGTCACGGTGATATACACCACCACCAACACCGGATCTGCTGGAACATTGACCTATTCCCTATCACATTTAGCCTGATGTGGCCACAGGATTACTCTGCAAGGCTGCAGGCCTGGGCTGATCTCCGTGATCAATGCACTCATGCATCTCTGGCCCAAGCCTTGGACAACGTTGATACATGGTGGCAGCAAACTCCTTGGCAACCATATTATCTACACTGGGATGATAGAAATCATTGGCCCACACCCTGGGAACTTTTGAGTGATAATATCTACTGTGATCTTGCTTGTGCCCTGGGAATCGTGTATACTGTAAGCATGCTCGATCGTGATGATGTCACTGCAGTGGAATTAGTAGACACTGACCAAGGCAATTTAGTCCTGGTGAATCAGGGAAAATATATATTGAATTGGCGTACCAGTGATCAGTTAAATATCCCATCAAAACAGTTCACGATCAATCAACGGCTAGACCGCCGTGCAATACATCATTTGACGGATAGATAGATGACACAGATACAAGTACAAAAAAGAAACGGCGACAAAGAATCATTGGACATAGAAAAACTACACCGCGTGGTTTTTTGGGCCACAGAAGGTGTGACAGGTGTAAGTGCCAGTGAAGTAGAAATCAAAAGTCATATACAGTTCTACAACGGAATCAAAACAGCAGACATACAAGAAACCCTGATCAAGTCTGCTGCAGACTTGATCTCTGAAGAGACTCCCAACTATCAATACGTGGCTGGCAGATTGATCTGCTATCATTTGCGTAAGCAAGTTTATGGACAATTTGAGCCTTGGCACGTGATGGCTCTGGTGCGGCAAAATGTGCAAGCTGGTTTCTATGATGAGGAACTGCTCACAACCTATTCTGAAGAAGAATGGGATCGCATCAATTCATTCATCCGCCATGACCGCGACGAAGAACTGACCTATGCGGCCATGGAGCAGTTCCGGGGCAAATATCTAGTGCAGAATCGTGTGACCAAGGATATCTACGAAACTCCGCAGGTGGCCTATGCTTTGATTGCTGCCACTCTTTTCGCCGCTTACCCTCGAGACACACGCTTGATGTGGGTGCGTGATTATTATGATGCCATATCCACACATCAGATCAGCCTGCCCACTCCGGTGATGGCTGGGGTACGCACACCCATGCGGCAGTTTTCGTCCTGTGTGTTGATCGAAACTGATGACAGTCTAGATTCCATCAATGCCACTGCCAGTTCTATCGTGAAGTATGTGAGCCAGAAAGCCGGTATCGGCATTGGTGCCAGCAGGATTCGTGCTCTTGGCTCACCCATACGCAACGGCGATGCCTATCACACCGGAGTGATTCCCTTCTACAAACTGTTTCAAGCAGCCACTCGTTCATGCAGCCAAGGCGGTGTGCGTAACGGTGCTGCCACACTATACTATCCCATCTGGCACCTGGAAGTGGAAGATCTCTTGGTGCTGAAAAACAACAAAGGCACTGACGATAATCGTGTGCGGCACATGGACTATGGTGTGCAGTTCAACAAAGTCATGTATGAACGATTGCTGAACAATGGAGATATCACCCTGTTCTCACCGCATGATGTGCCTGAACTGAGAGATGCTTTTTACGTGGATGTAGATCGTTTCCGTGAACTGTATGAAACTGCGGAACGCAACACCAAACTACGCAAAAAGAAGATCAAGGCCGTGGAACTATTTTCTGCATTCATGCAGGAACGCAAGGACACTGGCCGTATCTATCTCATGAACGTGGATCATGCCAACTCACACGGTGCCTTTGTACCTGAGTTGGCTCCTATTCGGCAGAGCAATCTCTGCTGCGAAATCAATCTGCCCACAAAACCTCTCACAGATATCAATGATCCCGAGGGAGAAATCGCTCTGTGTACGCTGAGTGCTATCAACTGGGGTGTGTTTCGTGAACCTCAAGACATGGAACGTGCCTGCACCTTGGCCGTGCGTGGTCTGGATGCTCTGTTGACCTATCAGAACTATCCCATCTTGGCCGCCCAGATCGCCACAGAAAATCGTCGACCCTTGGGGGTAGGCATCATTAACTTGGCCTATTGGTTGGCCAAGAACGATCTTTCCTATAGTGATCCGCGAGCCTTGGCGGTAGTGGATCGTTGGGCACAACATTGGTCCTACTACTTGATCCGTGCATCAGTGGATCTGGCTCGTGAATCAGGAGCCTGCCCCAAGAGCAACGAAACACGCTATCATCAAGGCATTCTGCCTGTGGACACCTACAAACGAGAAGTGGATGAATTAGTGCCGCATCAAGATCTTGTGGACTGGGCGGGCCTGCGTGTGGCCTTGCGTGAACACGGCATACGCAACTCCACCTTGATGGCTCTCATGCCGGCAGAAACATCGGCACAGATAAGCAATGCCACCAACGGAGTGGAACCTCCACGCAACTATGTCAGCATCAAGCAGAGCAAAGACGGTGTGCTCAAGCAAGTGGTACCCGAGTACCGCCGGCTCAAAAACAAATATGAACTGCTGTGGGATCAGAAGAGCCCCGAAGGTTATTTGAAGATCATGGCCGTGCTGCAGAAGTACATCGATCAAGGCATCTCTGTGAACACGTCATACAATCCTCAACACTACGAGGATGAAAAGATACCTATGAGCGACATGCTCAAGCACATGGTGATGTTCTATCGTTTCGGCGGAAAGCAACTCTATTATTTCAATACCTATGACGGATCTGGCGAGATTGATCTAGACAAGGTGAATCAAAAATCGGTGCTGATTGAATCAGTAGACATTAGTCCGCAATCGGAAGATGATTGCGAGGCATGTAAAATTTAGATTTATCAAACAGTCGTACTAAATAATACAACTGTTTGGAGAATGTAATGAAAGGATTTATCTACTTGTGGGAAAACACAATTACCAGTCAAAAATATATCGGTAGTCATATGGGTTCTACTGATGATGGTTATATAGGGTCCGGCACATATTTTAACCGAGCCATAAAAAAGTACGGTATAGAAAATTTTGAACGAACAATTCTTGAATATGTCGAAAATTGTCTAAT